TCCTGAACCTGATTGAACACCTGAGGTTTTATGATTTTTCAGGCTGATATCGCCAGCAGTGACATCATCTTCAGTGCTGAAATGACCGGTTGAATGACTGGATCCTTGCACCAACTGACTTCCACCTACGGTGTGATTGCCACTAATGACTGTGCTGCCATTTGTTGTTTGATTACCGTTTAGGGTTAAATCACCATTGATAGTTGTATTTCCATTCACAATGACACCACCATCAGCAGTCAAAACAGCAGTACCGCCACTTGGTAAAATTGCAGACAGATGATGGGCTGATACGTCATAAGCGATGACACAGCCATCAGCAAACATGCGGATTTTTTGATTGAGATCATCAGACGGTGCAGGGTGGTCGTCGTTATAAAAGCCGTACAAGACAAAACTTGTTGGACCGATTTCACCGCATGGCGATACCACAACACATTCTTCACCATCCGATGGCATATCCCACGTGGTATCAGCACCTGAACGGACATTCAGACAGCGAATTTCAGGCGTGTCGATATCGCCAAGATTGACAATGACTCGTGGAATTGGTTTAGACGGATTGATGGTCTTGATAGTTCCAAAACGAATTAGATTTTCAAGACGACGATTAAGGTCAGCACTCATGCCAACACTTTGCTTTATAGGTTTCTACATTTCAGCTGAGTAAAGTTGTATAAACCTGTTTTCACAAGATGAAAGAATTTAAAGTTTGATATGTTTTAGAAATGAGTCTTCAACTAATTTAATGTCTTGTTCGGTAAAACCAAGTAATTCACGTTTTGGATAGACCACATCTGGTGCACCTTTTTCTGCACGATCTTTTAAACCTTCCTGGTGCACACGTGCAATTCTAGCGACACGACCGACAAAGCCAATTGCAATAGAATCAGCATTGCTGAGTACTTTTAAATTGCTCGTATTCTTTATTTTTGTGAACATTTTTCTTTTGATTTTGCCTTTTTGCTCACGTAGGCGTTTACGTCGTGGGGTATAACTAGATCCGTCAGGATTTTTTTGTTCAGAAATTCGCTTTCCTTGGCTTTTTCTTAAATCACGACCCATTTGTTTGGCAAGTCTTGCACGTTCACCCATCGACAGCCGTTCTAATAACGGCTGAAGATAATTGGCCAATTCAAGTACATTGCTGCTCATGGATTTTTACCTGGTGGCATAAACGCCATTGAATAACCTTCTTTTTCAGCTGTGGTCCATGATGCCAATTCATGACCGGATGAATCAGTCAGTATGACGTTTGTAGGTTTTTCAAATGGTGTGTATTGCGGTTCAGCTGGATAACTTAATTCAAGTTTTCCTTCGGCATTCTTTTTCACAATGACACGTTCAGTTAGTGGAATTTGAAAGTTGATATCGTATTTACTGTTATCAATTAATTCAGCTTCAAAGGTGATCGACTGTTTGCCTTTTTCATGGTTAGCCATGAGCTCAGATTGATGTTCTGCAATCCACGTAAACAGCACAACACCAATCACATCAATATCACCAGCATAATCTGTGATAATGACATCAAGCGTATATGACTGCTCAAAACTAAAACCGCCTGCCATTGTGCTTCGCAAGCTGCCTTGGTTTGCAAAAATTAGTAAGCGGTCCTGATCTGGGCATAGATCAGGAATCGCGTTTAATAGATATTCTCTTAAATGATGTGGCTTTTTCATGCAGCTTTAGCACTCTTATAGTTTGGATCGAGGCGATTCATCACACGTAAAAACTTGCTGTCATAGCCTAATTTTTTATAATTTCGACCGTTATACAGTGTAAAAACCACATGCCAATTTTCTTGACGCAATGCATCGATCAACTTCCAATGCTTGTCATCCACTTCACCAGACTTGTTTTCACAGTAACGAAGGAATGCTTCAAACTGCAGGCTTTCACTTTGTTCATGTTGAGCCACAAAATCTTGCACAGATTTATAGCCGAGGTCTTTCCAATTCTCACCCATCAGCTGAAAACGGCCCCAACTAGCAGATTGCAACGCACACGACTCATCAAGCTGTTTTGCTTGACTTAAACGTGTGTACTCAGCAGATCCACCGTGATAACCACCTGTTTTTGTATTCACAATATTCGGATGTTTGGCCATCAATGCATTGGCTTTGGTTTTGCCGAATTTCTGATTCAAATAGAAATACATGCGATGACGTTCAAAAAGAATCTTAGGCTTACCATTTGGCAAGTAACCTTCACCCAGTGTTTCAACTTCAGCAATCGCTTTGATCACGATGACCGGTACACCTAAACGTTTTGCACCTGCGACCAGATCACTTTCTTTTAAAAGTTTACTGGTGTCTTCGCCACGTAATGCTTTTAATGTGTAGTCACCGACCAAGCCATCGACTTTCAGGTTTTTTAATTTCTGAAATTGAATAACGGCATATTCGGTATTTTCACCAAAGTCACCATCAGCTGAAAGTGGCTTTTTATTTTTTCCTGTCATGCCGGCTTTGATGAGCAATTTTTGCAATTCAATGACGGCTAAACCTTTCGATCCAATTTTTAAAATACTCATGGGGTGCTCCGTAACATTGAAACGACATTGCCTTTACTGCGAAAAATAAAGATCAATAGGAATACAGCAAGAATTGAATCCCATATCGTGACTGGATCCTTGATGAAAATGATGTGAATGCTTTGTGCCAGGAATGCACCAATTAAAACAGTTGCGAATAATCGTAACGAACATGACTGCAGATGAAGGCGGTCAAAACATAAAATACGAAATGCACATGCCACATAACAAAGCACGGCAATGATTGAAAAAATAGTTTGTGCCAATGGCGACAACATAAGTTGCATCATTTTTTATTCTCCTTTCCAAAGGTACTGGACAGGGCAGAAAAGAATTTTGAAGTGGTGTTGAAGATCTCAGTCAATGTCGACTTGTTCACCCATTTCATGACCTTCACCAAAACAGGCAAGGCAAACATACTGGTAAAGCAAGCAATGACCGTGTGACTGTTCACACCAGTTCGGTTGGAAATTTCAGGGGCTAAGGCATAGCCCAAGGCAACGGACAACATGAGCGAAAAAATACGTTTTCCGTAGCTCAGTGACACTTGGGTGTATGCCAAAAATGCTGCACCAATTACTGCACCAAACAGTGCATCACCATTCACGAATGGAAGGAGTGATACCAAGCCGGCAGAAGCGGTAATTGCGACAGTCGTTGATGTGGTTGGTTCAGCCATATTTTTGTTCTCAGTCCCAAAGCTGAATGCTTTGCGTTTTATTTTGTTGGGTTTGAAGTTCTGGTAACTGAACCTTTGTCCCCATCGGGAGAAATGGACCAAATTCAGACAAGTGTGGATTGGCTTCAAGTACTGCTTCGACCACACCAGATGAGCGTCCATAATTGCGCCAACAAATAGCGTCAACCGTGTCATTCTGAATGGCATAAACAGTTTTCATTTAAACCACTTTCCCCAGAAGCTAGTTCTGTTTTTTGAGCGTGTATCAATTTTGATTGGTCCAGGCACAGGAACAAATTCAGGTTTTTTGAGGCATGAACAAGGCTGATAGCCATTTCCATTGCGTCCATCAAAACCTTTTAAACATGAATTACATTTCTGAGTCATACCAGCTCCACATTCAAACGACGAATTTTTTTTAAATCACGAATGGCAAAGCGCAGATCACGACGATAGTCATCAATGGTCGGTGTCAGTTCATCAGCTTTTTGGCCACCATTATTTGTGGTGTCATAAGCGCGATATTGTTCATTCAGTTCAGCACCAACAGCTGCAGCAACGGCACGGAAATATAAAACTTCAGTAATCGGTTTTGTGGTGGTACCTGAAGTAATGGTTTTTGTGCTGATTTGGGCAAGTGTGGCTGCTTTTGATGTGAGAGATTCAAGTTGATCATTCACTTCAATGATGGCTGATTCGATGGCAGGGATTAAACGCTCATTGGTGACACTACTATCAAAGCGCAATTTTTCACGAATGGCTTTTGAAGAAATTTCAGGAAAGAATTCTTCACTGGTGATGACAACATCTTCATTGTTGCGGTTGCCGTTTGCAATTAGTCCGGTCATTGTCATTCTCAATTAGTTGAGGGGTGGAGAATTGAGTTTGTAATTACACATAAAAATGTCATTACATCGTCAATTCTGCCCCTCGGTTGGTGCGGGGCACTCGTTACGTCGAATGAAACATCAAGTTGCCTTGATCATCGACGACCTGTGAACCATCTGCGTTCAGCATAGGTTCAGGTGAATTTTGTAATTGTTCTTTGTAGAGCTTTTCAGCTTTTTTAAGATCCGTTTTACCGCCACAGTTTTCATTTTTTGCAATCGCCATTTTGATAAATGCTACTGCTTCGGATCCACGGTCTAACTGCAAGAAAGTACGACCAATTGCCAAATATAATTTGGCACGGATCTGGTCGTGCATGTCATGGTGGGCAGTCAGTTGATTCGCTTTTTCAAGAACATCAAGTTTAAATACTTGGCCATCCTGATATGTTTTGTGTGCTGCATTACCAATTTCTTCAGCAACAATACTTGCAGTACTGCGACTAAATGAATCAGGCATTTTTAGCTCATTTTGCAAAGCATATTCAGCAAGGCTTAAACCTTGATTGAATAGACCACAGTCAAAGCACCACAACATGATGGTTGTGATCACTTCATCCTGTTCAACTTTTGCGCCTGACTGAACAATACCCAACACATAAGGCATGTGTTTTGGAATAAGTTCTTTTTTCGCTTCAGCACGTTTTTCTTGCGACTGAATTGAACGTAAAACATGAATATCGTTTTTAAGTTCGGTCAGTTGTAATTGGTAGACGCTTGCGTCTGGACGTACACCACCAAATTCGTCAGCCTTGGCAGCTTCAATTGCTGCCTTGGCTTTCAGTAGGTGTCGTCGAGCTGGACTCAACATAATTCACCTATTTATAGAATTTCGATGTTTTCCACGAAACCTACTTTTTCGTAGTTTTCGATTACGTAAGCATCATTTGATGATTGGTATTCTTCCACTTGATCCAATGATGAGTTGTCAACGATCTGACGACGTTTGCCTGTTTCTTGGAAGTAAATCGACAAGTTATCAAGAGAAGTTACCAACAAAGCATTCTCAGGGAAGAATGGAACACGTACTGCAGGTAAACCACCAATTTGTTTTTGGCTTACTAATACTTGACCAGCCAAAGTATCAGTATTGTCAGATGCGTCATTCACCAGTGGGAAGTTTTTGTCATTCAACAATTGACGGCCACAGATTACAACGAGATCCGTATCATCTTGATGGATTTCACCAATCAAGTTGCTGACTACATCAAAAACCAAAGCATCCAAGTTTTTATAATCACCTGCTGCACCAATTTTTACTTTGCCTGACGCATCAACAACTTCAGGCATATAGCGTTCAGGTGCATTGGTACGGATTTTTTGAAGCCAGCCGATGTTCACGTCTTGAAGGAGTGGATTTGCATCACGATCTGTTTGTGTTGCAGCACTGATACCATTCCAGCCGATCATGATCATGTCTAAAGCAATTGCACGATCAACAAATTTCTTCCAACGAGCATAAAAGTCTGGGAATTTAGCCCAAGCATCCATTTTTTCGTAGCGGATTGCCACATCAAAATCAGTTTTGTGGCACTTGTAAGGATTAGACTTAAGACCTGTTGGATCCACTGGCTTACGTTTAGTACCACCTTTAGTGTTTGAACGACCTGCGATGGTTGAACCTTGAGTCAAGCCAATCGCTTCACCTTCTAATTCGTCGACAGGCTGAATATTAATTTTCTGTAAAAACTCAGAAGTTTCTTGAAGTGTATCCACCATTTTTTGGGCAATAGATGGTTCAACAGAGAATTTTTTTTCTGTAGTTTCCACACCATTTTTTTCAGCAAGTTTTGCAACGGTATGATTAAATTTTTGTAGCGTTTGCTTTTTCATGTTTTAGCACTCGATTTGTTCAGAGAAGTTGCCAGTGTTTTCAGGCGCAGGTGGGGTATCTGGATTTTCTTCGCCTTCTAATTTGGCTTTCAGATCAGTGAAGTCTTGTTCCAATTTAGAATGCTTGGTTTTAAGTTCCGAAAACTCAGTTTCGACCTTTTGCAACTTGGTCTGACTTTCACCAAACGTTTTGGCAATCGCTTCTAGCGAGTCAGATACTTCTTTGAATTGGTCATTATTTTTATTTTCTTGTTGTTCTTGTTGTGGCTTTAACCAACCCAAAACTTTAGAAAACAGTCCTTTTGCTTCTGTCTCAGGATCAGAACTGTCTTCAAACTGGATATCCACTTCTTCAGCAGCAGTAAATAAATTGTCTTTATGCTGTTTTTTTGAAGTGAATGGATTTGCTTCAGGATTCTTAGAAGCAAATTCCATAATCTGTGTACCTAAGGACGCAGGCGTATCAGTGAATGCAATACCGACCAAATAAGCTTCATTGGTATCAGCAAAACTTGGATTTACTTCAATAGAATTGAATAATTTTTGTTTTTTACCGTGCAGTTCAATCAGATTGTCGAATGCTTCAAGCTGAGCATATAAACACCATTTTTTTTGGCCGTTAATGTCATCTTCTTGTGCTTTTAGTCCAAGTACTTTTGCATAATTTCCAAATTCAGAACTTGGAGAAATTCCACGAATATGCTCGATATTCGCTAAAGCAGTATAAGTATTTGGGTCATAATTCTTGGCCATTTGTTGAATCCAAGAAGCTTCAATGATGCGACCATCAGTCGTGGCACCAGCGACAGCAACTCGGTAAAATTTGGATTTCTTCATTTCTGAATCCTGTGTCTATGTCGATAGATAAAATCTATTTAAAGTAGTTAGCAGAATCGGAAGAACAGCCAGAACATTCAATCTAAGTGGGTTGTATAAACACTATTTCACAATATCAGTGCAATGAATAAAAACTGATGTGTTGGCTTAATGAGCCAATGGATAATGCACTTAATACCCCGAAAAACGTGACCTTTGATAAACGCCTTCTAGCAAAATTTTTGTATTGGATGGGGTGGCGAATCAGCTCGATTGCAGATCACATCGACGAACCTGATAAAAACGTTCATGCTTGGAAAACACGTGATGAATGGGATAAAGATGCACCTGTTGGTCGAGTCGGTGAAGCCTTAACTGCTCAATTGATCAAACTGATTATTCTTGAGAAAAAAACACCTGGTGATTACAAAGAAATTGATTTGCTCATGCGTCAGATGGAGCGCATGGCACGAATCGATAAATATTCTGATGGTGGCAATGAAACCGATCTAAATCCAAAACTAAAAAATCGAAATGCTGGACCACGTAAGCCAAAACAACCAAATGCACTGACTGAAGAACAAGTTGAAAAACTTCTTGAAGACTTTGATGACGGTTTATTTGAATATCAAAAAGTTTGGTACCGTGCTCGTGAACAGCGAAATCGTGCCTTATTAAAATCTCGTCAGATTGGTGCGACTTTTTATTTTGCACGTGAAGCATTGATTAAAGCTGTCACCACTGGTCGAAATCAAATTTTCTTGTCTGCATCGAAAGCGCAGGCACACGGTTTTAAAACGTACATCAAAAACTTTGTCATGCAATCCATTGAAGTGGATCTGCAAGGCGATCCAATTTCAATAACGCTGCCATGTGGTAATACCGTTCAGCTGATTTTCTTGGGGACCAATGCAAAAACAGCTCAGTCATACCATGGCGACTTGTATTTTGACGAATTCTTCTGGGTGCATGGCTTTGCCACCTTAAAAAAAGTGGCATCGGCAATGGCTGCCCAAAAACAATATAAAAAGACCTATTTCAGTACACCTTCTAGCAAAACTCATGAAGCCTATGCATTCTGGACAGGGGACGCATTCAATAAAGGTCGCAGCAAAGAAAATCGAATTGATATCGACACCAGTCACGCAAAATTAAGAGACGGTGCTTTGTGTGGCGACAAAATGTGGCGACATATCGTCAATATTCAGGATGCTGAACGCCAAGGCTGTGATCTATTCGATATTGATGAATTGATTGCTGAAAATAGTCCTGAAGAATTCGCCAATTTATATATGTGTGAATTTGTCGATGATGGTCATAGTGTCTTTCCACTGTCCATCATTCAGCCGTGTATGGTCGATTCATGGGAAGTATGGTCCAAAGATTTTAAGCCATTAGCATTGCGTCCATTTGGTAATAAACCAGTTTGGATTGGATACGATCCAGCAGAAAGTGGCGACAGTGCAGGGCTTGTGGTCATTGCACCACCTGAACCTGATTATCCTAAATTCCGACTGCTTGAACATCACCAGTTCAAAGGCATGGACTTTGCCAGCCAAGCGCAATACATCAAAAAATTAACGACCAAATATAACGTCAAATATATCGGATTGGATAAGTCCGGTATGGGTACTGGTGTGGCGCAATTGGTTCTTGATTTCTTCCCGAATCTAACGACCTTCAATTATAGCGTCGATGTCAAAACACAATTGGTCATGAAAGCCATGGATGTGATCAACAAAGGACGCTTTGAATTTGATGCTGGATCCACAGACGTGGCCATGTCGATTATGGCGATTCGTAAAACACTGACGGCTTCACAAAGACAAATGACATTTGAAGCATCACGTGCAGAAAACATTGGTCATGCTGATTTGGCTTTTGCCATTTTCCATGCCTTCGCAAATGAGCCTTTGACCCTTGATGACCAAACAAAATCTAAAAAATCCTCTATGGAGATTTACTAATGTCCGACAGCAAAGTGCAGGCATTTACCTTCGGTGATGCTGAACCGGTGATGAATGGCCGTGACTTATCACAGTTCTATGAAACATGGCTGTGTGGCAATTACTATGAACCACATATCAGTATGAACGCTTTGGCAAAATCCTTTAAGGCAATGCCATATTTGTCGACTGCAGTGTTTTATAAAAAGAATCAACTGGTGTCTTCATTCACGCCAAATAAATTGATCAGCTCATCTGAATTTGAACGAATAGCTTTTGACTACTTAGTATTTGGCAACGGCTATTTGCAACGGATCGACAATCGTTTGAATGAACCACATCACTATGATGGGCTCATGGCCAAGTACACCAGACGCATGAAAAACTCGAATGAATTTTTGCAGCTGCTCAATGGTTTTGAAGAACATATTTTTAAACCTGGTACCGTTTGCCATATCAAGGGCATCGATGTCGATCAAGAAATTTATGGCACGCCTGAATATATCGCTGCACTTCAATCCGTTTGGCTCAATGAGTCAGCAACTCTATTCCGTCGCAAGTATTACAACAACGGATCTCATGCCGGCTTCATCTTATATATGACCGATTCGGGGATTGATGATGATGATGTTGAAGGTCTAAAACAGGCGATGAAAGATTCACGTGGACCAGGTAATTTCCGCAATTTATTTCTTCATGCACCAGGTGGAAATAAAGACGGCTTACAACTGATTCCGATTAGTGAATTGGCTGCCAAAGATGAATTCTTAAATATTAAAAATGTCACACGTGATGACGTTCTTGCATCCCAACGTACACCTCCACAACTTCTCGGAATCATTCCATCCAATGCCGGTGGCTTCGGATCTATCAGTGAAGCACGCGAAGCATATTGGTATTCCGAAATTGTTCCACTTCAAAATTTATTCGCCAACACAGTAAACGAATGGGCAGGTGATCAGATCATCCGCTTCAAAGAGTTTCATCAACTTCAATTCAAACAGGAAAAACAATAATGAATATTGCTTTGGCAATTAAAAATTGGAAATTCATCGTGATGGCTGCCTTGGCCATCGCTTTGGCATTTTCAGTCACCAGCTGCACAAGTAAGTCACATCAAATTGATTTACTCGAATCACAAAAAACTTTAGCTGAAACACAACGTGATTTGCTTGCATCGCAACGTGCCAATGAAGTGCATGAAGTAGAGCAGGCATGGTCGCAAGAACTTTTGGAGTCAGAACGAAATGCAAATAAAAACTTACAAGTTGCGTTGGCTGCTGCCAGTGACAGTGCTTTGGCTGTTGACCGGTTGTCAAAGCAGATCAGTGATACAAACAAACGTTTGTCCTCAGGTACCCATGAAGCCATCGTTGAATATGGAAAGACCTGCAACTTCGTACTCAAAACAATGGCAGACCGTGGTGGAGCAATCGCAGCAGCAGCTGATGGACACGCAATTGATGCAGAACGATTAGACCAGGCATGGCCACAGCAAGTGAAGCCAGATAAACAAAGCTAGTCACAGTGTTTACACGAAAATAAAAGTCCTCCATGTGTGAGGGCTTTTTTTTGGCCAAAGTTTCTAAAACCACAGAATCCGGTTCAAGGCGGGCGGTTGACCCCCCACCTCACCTGCCCAGTAAATGTGTCGAATATTCAACAGATTTGTGACCCTGACCAATAGCCTTCTAAGCCACAGCAGTAGCGGTGCATGACACAGCCGAATGCCAAGAAAACAATTCTACATAATTCAACAGGGATTCTATGAATGCCTACAACTTTCGATTTATCAAAAGTTCCTTCAACTCAAACAATAGTGCTGAAAAAAGGTTAGAAACAGTAAAATGAAAGGTTTTTAATATTTAAGTGTCTGATATTTATTAATTTAATTTCTAACCATATAAAGGTTAGAAGTGGTTAGAAAAAAGTTATAAAAGTTAAAATATTTATATAAAACAATAATATAAAAGGTTAGAACTTCTAACCATTTTTAGAGGTTAGAACTAACCATAATCTAACCATTTTCTAACCTTTTTAAATTTGTAATTAATCTATATAAATCAATAATCTAAATACTGTTTTATAATTTTCTAACTTTTCTAACCTCTTTTTTTTCTCACCTGAAATTTTCAAAATCTTCAAAATCGCATTAAAAAAGCCTTTTCCAACCTTTGGCCATTGCTGTCATATATATGTGTGTGATCTCTACATCTGATATATTTTCTGTACTACATACCAGGTGTGATGCTATGAATTTTAGTGTGTCTGTTATTGAAGAATTTGGTGGCTATGAGAAGGTCATGGAAAAATTAAAGAATCCTTTATTCTGTTTCCTACATAATGTTGCTGCACTGGAAAATCATTTAATTGAATACAGAAAAGAAAAAAAGATATTCATATCAGGTGACAAGGTTGTTCTTGATAATGACGACCGTAAAATTTATGAAATTGATTTTGAAGATAAAAGGCACTGTGGTTTTTTTATGAAATGTGGAAAAGCAGTTTCATATTCACTCGTATTGAGACACGCACATAGAATAGAAATTGAAGAAGATTTACGAATCTGTATTTGAGTTCAAATCCTGAACCAGAAATAGAACTCATATTTGGCGTGAAACTTTTAATTTGTTATACAGATGTTATACATAAGTGATTTTTTTGAATAATTTACCTTTTAAATTATGTATTTATTTGATTAATTTGGTAGCCGCCACCTCCACCAAAATTTAATTCAGAGCGGTTCGACTGAATATAGAAAAGCCTTTAAACTCAATGTTTAAGGGCTTTTTTATTAGCTGTATTGTCCGATACTGTCCTAAGCGATTTGACCCTATTTTTGCTTTGTGTGGGTAAAAATTGGCAAAATTTACCCAGAAATTAACACAACAAATTCTGGTTAAAGATATGTCACTCACAGATGCAGAATGTAGAAAAGCTCAACCGAAAGACAAGCAATATCGTCTATCAGATTCACATGGCTTATCGCTAATTATTACGACTAAAGGTCAAAAATATTGGAATGTCCGCTACACTGTTCATGGTCAGCGTCAATCTGAGTCACTAGGACCATACCCAGAACTTAGTTTGAAAAAAGCTAGAGAAATGGCTTATGAACTTAAGTATAAACATTCAAAATCAGTACTTCATGAGGACATAAAGCCTGTCTTTAAAGAAGTCGCTGAAAATTGGTTTGAGAATCAGAAGGAAACGTGGTCCCCGAAGCATATTAGCAATGTCAGAGCATCTCTAGATGAATTGTATCTTTCATTAGAAAATAAGCGTATTAACCAGATTCAGGCTCCTGAGATTCTGCAAATCATTAAGAAGATTGAGGCAAGAGGTTCGCTTGAAATTGCAAAACGTACCTTGTCTCGCTGTGGTATGGTCATGAAGTATGCCATTGCCCATGGATACCGCTATGATAATCCGGCAAGTGATTTAGTCTATGCCCTCAAGAATAAAAGAGTCAAAAACCTGGCTTCGCTTTCTACCTCTGAGATGCCTGAATTTCTTAGACGTATTAAGGCTTATCCTGCCGATGCTCAAACACACCATGCCATTGTCCTGATTATGCTGACAGGCGTTCGGGTCAGTGAGTTACTGCAAGCACGTTGGGAAGAGTTTGATTTGGAGGAGCGTAAGTGGGATATTCCTGAAGAACGAATGAAGAACCGACTTCCACATCGTGTACCGATGACGGACATGATGATTACTGAGTTAAAGGCTTTGAGGCTTACTCATAATCAGGAACTACTATTTCCACATCGTTTAAACAATAGAGAACCGATGCGTAGCGAGTCTATTTTGGCTGTGATCAAACGTTCGGGCTATGCCGGTCGAATGACCACACATGGTTTTAGATCGCTATTCAGTACAGTCGTGAATGAATCAAATCTCTTTAATCCTGATGCTATTGAACGCCAACTTGCTCATGTTCCTCAAAACAGAATTCGTTCCGCTTATAACAGAGCGCAGTACTGGGATGAACGGGTAAAAATTATGGAGTGGTATGGGGAGCAGGTAAGAAATTGGGTGAGTTAATCTGCTTTAATTCCACAACTAAACCACGCTTATAGGCGTGGTTTTTTCATGTATGAACTTTTAAAACCTTAAAATATTTAAATTTTTTAGATGAAATAATATAGAAAAACTTAAATTTTTTTGGACTAAATATGATATTTAAATCTGTTTATAATTTAAATTTAATTGAGTTTTAAACTTGTATTTATTATTATATAGTTAATCGTAAAAACAATAACTTAAGTTTTAAAATATGCAAAATATAACTAATGGTTCTAGGTATAAAGTAAGATTTTTTGAACAGCTAAAAGCGTTGTATGAGGGTGAGCGTTATTCAAAGTTTGATAGCAATGAATTTTTTTCGGTTTTGCCTTTGATATCTGTTTATGCGCTTTTGGATTTCGCTGTCCCATATTTAATAGATAACTTAGAGGATGGCGTGTGTAATCTTGATCAGCATTTGAGATTTCAAAGCGTCGCTTCTTTGTTGGATGCTTTAAAACAAGTCCATGTATTTCCAGAGATGAGTAAATTCAGAAATGTGGGGGATGAGTTTTTGGAGTGTCGAGCATTTAATTGTTTTGTGCAGCGTGTTCAAAATGGAAGTGTGGTCATTCATTCTCAGAATTCACAAAGCTTAGACAACCGAGTGAATGGGGAGAGTCATTTTGCAGATGATGGCTATGCGGAGGCTTTTTTAAAAAAGTATATTGAATGGCGAGGCAATAAAAGTACATCATGCTTACTCGATGCACGGCTAAATTCCAGTAACGTCGTTTTAGCAAATCTAGAACAGTTGAAGAATAAAATTAATCCGGAGATTGATTCAATTTTAGATCAAACGGGGTTTATCTATGTCGCTGCTTTTAGAGTTGTGATTCATTCAATCGATGTTGATGAGCTCCATTCAAATGAGCTTCTGAACGTTTTCCAATCTTTTGGTCAATTGGATGAGATAAAGCATGCCATGGCTTTGAGTTGTTCAAAGTTAAAAGAGAGTGAAAGCTACTATGTCGTTTGCCTTCTACAAAAAAAGTACTCCCCTAATGAAAATCACATTGCACAAAAAATTAGAGAAGTCGTACAGAAAGAAATAGATCGATCAGTTTCAAAGAGACTGCAAATAGATGTTCAGTGTTTAAATGAGAAATTTAGAGCGCTGGAACCGTCTATGCATGACGACACGCTTTTTCTATTAAAGGGAAATGATGACTCTAGTCGGTTGATACGTGAAACGGTTTTCGATTTTGCTGAACATCTATTGAAGTTTGGTCAGTTGAGCTATGTGCAAGTTGAATCTAAGGAGAGAAGAGAGAAACTTTCCGATTTAGAACTTTTATCTGGCTTACCCAATTTATTGGATAGAGCTTTACCTAAGCATAATTCATTGAAGAGAACTTTACCGAAGCACGATTTATTCTGGGTGAAATGTAATGAGTTTGAAAACTATCAAAGTTTATGGAATTTATTACAAGGATCTAAAGGGTCTAAACGATTCAAGCTGATTTGGGATCAGAAGCATTTATCTGAAAATTCCAAGGAGTACTTTACTCAGGCTTCAATGATTGTTGTAGAGCAGTTGGCGATTTGGGGGTTGTCTAAATTTACTGATTTAGTCATTAAAATAGAATTTTTTATTTTAACATTTATGGAGTCCAGCGTTATTGGTTTCTATCCTTTTGTAAAAGACTATCGGTTCAAGAGATGGAGCGACCCCGTTTCTTTTGAACAGATAGCGACTAGACAGCTTATTCAATTTGCTGAAATTTCTAAAAATCGTGAATTGCTGCATGAACTGGCAGTGAAATTGCAAGGTAAATTCATAAGTAAAACACTGGTACACTTTTTTTCAGTATTCCGTAACCAGATTGGGGACTCTTACAGTTCGGGATTACTCTATCGATTTTTATATATAGATTTAGAGGCAGAAAGAAATCAAGAGCAGATCGAAGATTTATTGGCAGTGTATCAATTTAAAGAAGTGTTGTTTTTTCATCCTCAAAATAATATAAAAAACAACCAGTCTGCTTTGCCTGCAAAGTTTGAATTCAAGGAGGAGACGAAGGGAGAGCAAGATGTGATTAAAACGTATATGAACAGAAGTTCAACATTAAGCATCGGTTGTAATGATTCATCCAATTCATTGACTATTGATGGAACTCCTTTCCAAAAATATATCAATACGTTGCCAGCAAGACCTGTTGAGGGTCAAAGTAGTCATTTGCTTCACATGCAAAGGCACAAGACACGTTTGATTAAGGTTAAAGAAATGTTGCGCTTTGCAATGCGGCAAGATGTTGTGATCATTCGATGTTTATTCTCCGAGCAATCTAAAGACAGGATTACGCAACAAGACCTATCTAAAATTTTCTCAAATATGTTGCAGATAAATAAAAAAAGTTTACCTTTTTCATTCATCACAGGATATTTGGGTTATTGGGAAGGCATAGAGAGAACTACCACCAATAAAATCCTTGGCTTTGCCGCAAATGTTTTATTTGTTTTTAATGCACAGGTTTTAACTCAGTGTCCTGATTTGCTAAATGCTTTAACCGAAGCATGGCAAAAATCTTGTCGGAACTATGGCTTAGAGAAGAGAGACAGTGATTGCATTGATGGTGTAGTGGAACAATTGAAATTAGCTTATTCAGTACCAGAGTTAAATTGCACACAGCTTATACTTGAAACAACGCATAAAAAATTAGCAAAAATTTTTATTCATCATGTTGCGCCAATTGCAGTCTATCAAGATCTGCTGGATGATGAGATCTATCAAACCCTACCAAAGTGGCTGATCAAAAAAAATGTAAAAATGAGCTCTAGCAAAACTGTAAAGTTAAGAAAAACAAAAACCTAACTTCCGCTTCAATCTTTTCTATAAAAATAGGATAAATTGTAGAATTTTGACAGCTTGCTATAAAAGCAACGTTTTTCATTTTATGAGATGTCGAGTGAGTGTGTTTTGAGTTTATTGGGCTAGGATATATATTTAATATTATTTATTAATTACTTAATATTCTTCATGAACCTTCATCACTCCAAATGATGAAGGTTTTTTATTGAGTTCAATATTTCAGTCTATGTGTAAAAAATACTGAGCAGTGATTCCTATGAGTTTACTCAACCATAGGAAATACAAACGTGAACGAAGCACAAACCTTACTTGAAATTGAAAACTTTATGCTTAAGGCGACTAAAAGAACATACCGCTGGATTTACTTTAAAGCGGACTATGACGAACTAAAAAGATCAGCTGAAGCGGTCTACGATCCAAAATGTGAATACTGTCCTTTGGTTCAAGCCTACTTTGAATTATTGCCAGAGCATGCATCTTTCGAAAATCTAGAAGTCTTTAAAAACAGCAGAGCATTCAGTTGTTTTCAGAATGAGCTTATTGAAGAGCATGAATCCTTTCTTGATAAATTCAGCAGTAATAACCGTCGCAACCGCAATCACTTGAAAGAGTATTTTAATAATCTTGTACAAAACCATCGCAAGTTATTGCTGGTCAGGGTTGATCTTTCATATCGATTCAATGCTCAGCCAGATATAAAACAATTTAAACGTGATGTGAATAAATTGGTACGGCGTATTCAGGACAAGGACACTATCTTTAAAGATCAGGTGGGTTATGCCTATCGCTTAGAGCAGGGAGGGAAGAGTAAAGGGTATCATTGTCATCTGCTGGTGATCTATAACGGATCGTTGCGGATTAAAGATGATTATTTAGCACAAGCGATTGGCGAGCTTTGGTTGGAAAAAATTACAAAGGAAGATGGCCAATTCTTTAACTGTAATCAAGTCAGCCATAAAAAATATTACAAGGACCTAGATCAACTAGGTATAGGAATGATCGAAAGGCGGAATTTAAAAGAGGTCGAGAATGCTTGGCTCGCCATCAGCTATCTGGCTGATCCTGAAAAAGACAATCAATACTTGAGAGCATCTGTGAAGGTAAAGAGGCAATTTAGTAAAGGGGAGTTAAAGCCTAGAGCGGCAGACCGTTGATCCCAAAAAATCATAGATATACATCATTAACATGAACTGTGAATGTTTATTTCCCCCGACATTCAAAATCTAAGGCTTGCCATACGGTAAGCCTTTTTTCATTTTAGAGGTATATCTTATGAGTAAACATTGTCCTTACTGTTTTTCTGATCAAATCGTTCAAGTGATGAATCAACAGGTGAATGGCTCAGCTGGGACAGGGGTTGCAGCATCAGCCTCCTTTGCCACGATTGGCGCATCGATTTCTAAAACCCTACCTTTACCGCTATCTCCATTGCTTGGTGGAATTGCAGGTGCTGTGATCGGTGGGGTATTCAGTAGCTTATTCGATTCACCTAAACAGCACATTCCGATGTGTTATTACCACTGCCACCACTGTAACCAAAACTTCCAATAAGTTCACAGAGGAGAAATGAACAATGGCACATCAAATTGAACAGATCGCCTATGTGGGCGAAACCCCTTGGCATGGCCTTGGGAATCAACTCAGTCCTCATCAACCGATTGAAGTCTGGGCAGAGCAGGCAGGCATGGATTGGCGGATTGAATCTTCCGATGTGAGTTATATGGCACAGAATGAACGTGGGCAAAGCATCATCATGCCGTATGAGGAACAGCGGGTGCTGTATCGTTCAGATACCCATGCCCCTTTATCTGTGGTTAGTCAACGTTATCAGGAAGTACAACCGAAACAGATCTTAGAGTTTTATCGTGATTTGACTGAACAATCAGGATTTGAGCTAGAAACCGCAGGCGTGCTGAAAGGTGGTAAGAAATTCTGGGCTTTAGCCAAAATGGGGCAAACATCGGCTTTAAAAGGTAAAGATGTCAGCAATGGTTATATCTTACTGGCAACCGCTTGCGACGGTACACTGGCAACCACGGCACAATTCACCTCTATTCGTGTGGTGTGTAATAACACCTTAGCCATTGCCTCAAAGGGTCAAAATTCTAGTGCAGGTGTGGTTAAAGTCCCGCACAGCACCAAGTTCGATGCTGAGAAGATTAAGCAGCAATTGGGTATTTCAGTCCGTGCATGGGAAGATCACATGTATGAGATGAAACAACTCAGTCAACGTAAAGTCACACAGACTGAAGCAGCAGCTTATTTCGATGCAGTATTTAACAATACCAGTCTGAGTATGCCTGAACAGGAGGATGGCATTATCCAGTTCTACCGTAATGTGGCGATGCAGGCTCAAAGCAATAACCCAGCAACCAAAGCCGACAACAAGACAGAACCAAATGGCCGTGCCATGTCGAAGGTGATGACCATGTTTAATGGACAGGGGCGTGGGGCTGAACTGAGTTCAGCCAAAGATACCGCCTATGGCTTGCTTTGCTCTATAACGGAATTTGCCGACCACGAACGCAGAGCCATGAGTCAGGATCATCGTTTGGATTCTGCATGGTTCGGTGCAGGTGCTGGACTTAAGCAAAGAGGATTAGAACAAGCCCTCGCGATGATTGCTTAAGTTTAATCAATGAGATGAGTTAATTTATTAGCCTAAGCATCCTTATTTCCATATTTCAAAGACCTTAACCCATTCATTCAAAGCTGTGTCTACGGACACAGCTTTTTTTATGCGCAAAATTTTACAGATAGAGGACATTACTATGAATTCAGCGGTGATTAACCCGAACAATGCAATACCGAGTATCCATACTCCTCGGCCCAAATTGTTTACAGCCAAACGCTTTGTCGATACCAAAAACCTGACGCATGCAGAATGGTTAGAGGTTCGACGCAAAGGGATCGGTAGTAGTGATTGTGCCGCAGCCTGTGGTCTCAACCCGTATATGTCGATGCTTGAACTCTGGATGATCAAAACAGGTCGTATCCAGCACAACATGGATGAGCAAACTGAAGGGCATGCCCCTTTATATTGGGGAAAACGCTTAGAGCCGCTGGTCGCGGAATACTACAGTATGCATACCCAGTACAAAGTGCGTCGTGTCAATGCAGTACTCCAACATCCAGATCCAGACAAACATTTCATGCTGGCTAATTTGGATTATTCAGTGGTGGGTAATGCAGATGTGCAAATTCTGGAATGTAAAACCGCAGGTGAACATGGTGCCAAACTTTGGCGAGATGGTATCCCGCTGTATGTGCTTTGTCAGGTACAGCATCAGCTGGCGGTGACTGGGAAAAAGGCAGCACATGTTTGTGTACTGATCTGTGGGCATGAAACACGTATCTTTAAAGTCACCCGTAGTGAATCGGTGATTCAACATATTGTAAATGCAGAACGTTACTTCTGGGATTGTGTTGAAAAGGATATTCCACCTGATGCCGATGCCAGTGAATCCGCAGCCAAAGCATTGCAACTACTATATCCAGCACATGTGCCACTTAGTGTTGAAGATTTAAGTCATGACCCACATGCCAATCAGTTGTTTGATCAGCTCATCAAAATGAAAGCCGATCTTCAAGATCAGCAAGAACACTTTGATCAACTGAAACATCAAATCCAAATGCTAATGAAAGACAACGAACGTGCGGTGTTTAGCAGGGGTTCGGTGGTCTGGAAAAAAGCAAAAGATACGATCAGTCTCAATACCAAAACATTGATCGAACATCAACCAGAGCTAATACAGCAATATCCACTGCACAAGCAGGGCAGTCGTCGATTCAATATCTTTACTGATGCTGAATCTTGATCTAAGCGTCTGCATAAAAAAATCGGCAAAGCAGCCCCTTCGCCCCTCCTTCAAAGAAGAAAGGGCATTGGACAGCTTTGCCAGATCGATTGACCGATGCACAACAGACTCCTGTAGTCATTGCTTGATGTGTCTTGCTTGACGCTATCAAAGAATGACGTAAGAGCAGGTGCTTCAATACATTCGGCTGATCAGTATAAAAATGAATAGAAGGAATATCCCCATGATTAAAGGTTTAGTGATTACACCGCCGGTACTCGGACGAATCAGTATCGGAAAAATTGTAGAAAAGAACGGCAAGCGTCTACCTGAAAAGGATGACCAATTCACCATCACCAGCCAAATCCAGAACAAGGAGGGTTGGGTGAAACATCCTTTAGATGAGCAACTTCGAGTCAAAGCCCCTAGTCAAAAACTCAGAACCATTCCAGTACGGATGATCTTTAATGATCCCGAACTGAACTTACGTGCGGAATACAGCTTATTTGATCGGCAGACGGGGCGACCTGTTTGCATGGGCAATGGTGAAACCTGTCAACGCTTAACCAATCAAGGCGTAGAGCAACATCCATGTCCATCCCCTGATTTATGCGCTTTGGCACAAGGGGGCTTATGCAAGCCTTATGGTCGTCTCTATGTGAATTTGGATGAGTCGGATGAGTTTGGCAGTTTTGTATTTAGGACCACAGGCTTTAACAGTATCCGAACTTTGGCGGCACGGCTCAGTTATTACCACGCAGCATCGAACGGCTTGCTGTCATGCCTGCCGTTGCAATTGACCCTTCGAGGCAAATCCACGACACAAAGCTATCGTACCCCTGTGTACTACGTAGACTTAACCCTACGTGAGGGGATTCACTTACAAGAGGCGATTCAAATGGCTAAGGAGATTGATCAGAAAAGTAAGTTGGCTGGATTTAATCAGCATGCTTTAGATCAGATAGCTTTACAGGGTTATGGGCATTCGCAGTTTGAGGTGGATAGTGAGGATGGCATGAATGTCGTTGAGGAGTTTTATCAAGGAGAGGAAGGTCAGCCAACAGATGAGGATAAAGTGTTTAATATCCAGCAGGGATTGCAAGGGTCGGTTACGGCGTTGAACTGAATTGGGCTGGTTAAAACCTTACAGGAATCCCGTATCTCATGAGCGAGTTGCTCGTCACCATGAGATAGGAGTACATATCATGAATGCATTTGTTGGCCAAACTTTTCAAATAAATCAGCTGATCAATATACATCAAGTAGTAGAAATAGTAGGTGTAGCACGTTCGACAGTTTATGCAATGATGGATGAATATTCACCGTATTATGATCCAACTTTTCCAAAGAAAGTAAAGATCACCCAAAACCGTATCGGCTAGTCAGCTTTTGAGATCCATCAATGGATTGAAAGTAAGTTGGCGAGTCGTGAATAATTGGGGAGCTACTGCTCCCTTATTTTTTCATTCAGGAATGACGATACATTCCTTGAAAATTTGAACTAATCCGTCTAAGTGTCCATAGAACCCTTCAACATTAGCTTGAATCCAACGTTCCTGAGATTCTATTTGAGACCAATCAACACCATAACCACAATAGGCGAGAAGATGTTCAAAGAAAATGCGCTGAGTGCGTCCATTACCTTCGCGGAAGGGATGAATGACATTAAGTTCACAATAAAAATCGGCAAGCTTCATAATAAGCTTTTTCTTTTCAATATGTTGAAAATAGTTTTGAGATTGAAGTTGTTTAAAAAGCTTATTAGCTTCAACTTCAATACGACTAAAAGTACAAAAGCGTGTATCACCTTTTGAAATATCAACTTGCCTAAGTTCACCAGCCCATTCATAAAGGTCTGAAAATAAGGAGTAGTGTATGTTTTTTAGGTATTGGAGATCGTAAGGTGGTTCAGTATATTCAATGTGTAAACTGGCATATTCAGATAGCTCTAATTCGGCCTGCTCCAAAATTTTTTCATCTTGGATATGTAATTTGTTTTTGAGAATACTAGAATTTGGATAACAGTAAAGACTGTCTCCCATTTCACCATATTTATCCATCAAATCACCAAATTATGATTCTGAAAGCTTTTTATACTTTTGTAGGATTTGGTCTTTGCTTAAAGTTGAAGTAGTTGTTGAAGGAGAAAGACCTTCAAGTTTTAGGCTAGCCCGATAATTCTGTAAGCGTGTTGCTTGAATATATTTTTTTTTCTGTTCAATTGTCTTAAGCACGTTGAGGCTCCTTAAGTCCAAAAATTTTAATCAGTATATCAGATTTGACTTATATCAAATGGCGGCAGTCAAAAAATAAAAATGTTGTTGTGGTTAAATTTAATTGCGACAGTTTATGTCTTTTATCTTTCAAATGTAGCTGAAAAATAATTAATTTTCGGTAAACTATTCACGTTTTATACTTTTCTTCGGACTTCAATAACAATGACCCAAGTACAACTGCAACAATTACAAAAACAACTTTGGAATATTGCCAATACTTTGCGTGGCACTATGGGCGCCGATGAATTCCGTGATTACATCCTGGGTTTTATTTTCTTTAAATATTTATCTGAAAA